TATGGATGTTACGACTGGACACCGTGCCGAGATCGGTCGTCGCACCCGACGCGAGGGCCGTCAGCGGCCCGTGGCCGCCCACCTGCGCCGTCTGCGTCAGGAGCTGCCATTGTGTGCCGTCATACTCAGCCAGCACCCGGTTGCCGGCCACGAGCTCGCCGCCGGTCATCACCACCGGGCCGGCGGGAGTGGCGCGGAAGAAGTTGGTCGTCGCCCCGCCGTTCACCGTGAGCGTCGTTGCGCCGGTGTTGGTGCCGCCCACCGTGAAGCTGACCTGGTAGCCCTGCGTCAGCGTGAACGTGTTCGGCGCCACCGTGACAGCGACCGCGTTGGTGCCGGTCGAGACGTTGCCGTAGAAGTGGTTGGTGCCGCCGAACGTCGGTCCAAGCGAGGACGTCAGGCCGAACAGGCCAGTGATGTCCGAGTTGGCGCCGGCCGCTGCGGCCGCGCCCAGACAGGTCACGATGGCGTTGTAGTTCGCCATCACCTGCGTAGCATCGGCCGTCGTGTTGTTCTGCAGGTTGAACGGAAGGCTGCAGGGCACGTTGGCAGTTGCGATGCCCGACCACAGGGTAAGGAGGAGAGCGAGAAGTTTTTTCATTTCTGGGCCTCAGCAAGCTTTTTTTCGAGTTCAGCAATCTTTGCCTGAAACTCCGCCAGGCTTGCCGCGCAGTTGGCGACCTGGTCATTCGCCATGTCGCGCTGCTGGCGGTAGAGCGGTGCGAGCTTGGCGGGGTCGGGCTGCTGCTGGGCAACCGCCGCGGCAGTCATCAGAAGCTGCACGGCAATCTGCATGATCAATTTCACTTCTCGATCCTTTTCTCCAGCGCAACAATCCGTTCTGCAAGTCGCTGAACGGCTCCAGCCAGAACCGCCGTCAGCTGTTGGTACCGCACCCCCTTGGGTAGCCTTTCATCATCGCGGGCAATCAGCCTCTCGTCCACGGAAGCAGCTTGCTCGGCAGACAAGCCAAACTGTTCGGACGAATCAAAATCGCCGCCGAACTCGCGCTTCTTGACGTAGGTGACAGGCCGCAAAGCCAACACGACGTCAAGGGCGGCAACGGAATCAACATAACTAATGATGTTCTTGAACCTCTCTGAAGAGGTCAGACAACCAACTGTTGTATCTACTGTGAATTTGCCCGTTCCCGTCGTCCAGCATACTGTGCCCGTTTGAGCCGCCGATGACGTGGTAATATTTGGCATGAAGAATTGCTGGCTAAGAAATAAGCTGCCGACACCAGGATCAGTAGCCGAATTCAAGGAAACTCCTCCACCATGAAAAATCCGCGCGGCTTCCGTCGCGCCGGCATTGCCCACCTGGAAAATGATAGCATCGGTCGTGCCGACACCGGTTGTTGAGCGCAATGTCAACGTCGATGCAGCGACACTTCCGCCGACGATGATCGGCGCAAAAACTGCAGGCCCAATGAAACTGCCTGATCCGTCGATGCACATTGACGGAGACTTGAACGCGCAACCGCTGAAAGAAGATGAGATCGACAGGTCGATTCCGTTCGTGGCACTCAGTGTGCCCGACGCCGAATTGGTTGCGATCAGGGCAGTTTGAAACGGCTGTTGGGAATTGGCTTTCAGAAAAGTGATGCCAGTAATCATCTGCGAACCTGTTCCAAGGCTCGTCATGTTCATTCCGGTGGTGACAAGATTGCCGCCCGAGACGTTGACGGCCAACCCCAGGCCGTTCCCGCCAGCAACAAGATTGCCGAAGTCGATCTCGACCCCCTGGGCAGTTGCGCCCACGGCATTGGCATAGCCGATGAAATTTCCGCCCCAAGTAAATGAGGTTGCCGAGTCGGACCTTCCCGAACCGAACACGGCGACGGTTGGCCTGGTACCCGTATTAGAAATCCACGACGAGAACTGAAATAGATTGCCCGTACCTGAATCGGCATAGGCACCAGCTGTCGCCACGGGAATGAAAAAAGGACTAATTTGCTGAGGAACAACGAGCGGATTTGCTCCGCCATTCGCGATTGAGAGGATGTTGCCAGGGGTCGATGTCGCAGCATTGGCGAGCGCGATCGACGTCCCAGAGGCTATATTCGACCCGGTGATCGTGCCGGCGGCGATGTTGCCGCCCGTGATTGTCCCTGAAGCAATCTGCGTACTGGTGATCGTGGCCGCGGCAATCCCCGCCGCCGTCAGCGCCTGGTAAGCCGGATCCGCCCCCGTCCCATTGCTCACCCATGGCAACGCCGTCGTGCCCGGTGCTACGATCTGCCAACCTCCTGCCGCGCGCTCCAGGATACTCCCGCGAGTCGAGCCCACAGCGGCGTCGATCGCAGCTGAGAACGTGACTGGCGCTGCAACACCCGATCCATTGCCCTGCAAGATTTGGAACTGAGCAAGCGGCACCGAAGGCAGAACACCGAATACCGGCGCGACGTTGAAGGTCTGCACCGCCGTCCACGTGTTGGTCAGCGCGAACGGGGTCTTGAAGGTGCCGTTACTCGCGAGATAAGCATCGGTCTGCGCAGCCGCAGGACTGGCCAGCAGAAGCAGAAAAAGCAGTCTAACCAATAACCACATAATCAAACGTCCTGTCTGTGCGTGAGTTGTTTGCATGTGTGAGGACAAACTGACCATTGCCCGGTACGCACGATGTCGTTGCTCCATCGTTGCCTGCATCCGGTGTCACCGGCGTATAGAGCACTGTGCATGTTGTGGTACAGGTCGTCACGACCGTCGTTATCGTCGCGTTGGCATTCAGTGTGAACGAGCCGATGGACTGGATGGCGGGCAAGGTCTTCACCGGATAATTTTGAGACAGCAGATACCCAAGCATCTGATACCGCAGGTGCAGCCGCCCCAGCTTGATACCTGATGTATTCTGACCCATGAACGCCAGGCTGAGACGCTGGAACACGAGCGGCTGGTGCCACTGCAGCTGTTGTGGGCCGAGCGCCGTCGCAGCACCCTGCCACAGCGCCTGTCCCCATGTGAACTGCCCCCAGATCGTCGGTGTCCCAGAAGCCGATATCGTCACCGTGTCGAGCACGACCCCGTTCGGGTCCAACGCCACACAGACGATATTGGCGCCCGCCGCCAGCGCCGCGTGCTGCGTCGCTTCGATGATGCAGTTCTCCGCCATCTGGTCGGTGTCAGGCAGGAACGCCGACTGGAACGAGTAGGTGAGCTGAACACCGTTCTCGACGTACCCGCTGGTCGCAGACTGCACCTGATCGGACTGGAATATCTTGGCGCCGGCCCCCTGCATCGTAATCAGGAACGTGGTCTGGTAGGGCTGAATCATGCTGACTTTGGTGGTGTGCGGCCCCGACCACACATCCCTGACGAAGTCATACCACCACTCTTGCTGCGGGCTGCCTACGGCCGCGCCGTTCTGCACCTGCGCCCGGAACACGCCGCTGTTGAATGATGCATTGGCGCGGCTGGGCGTGAGCTGAAAAAAGAATGGGATAGTAATCCCGTCGCCCGCCTTACCGATCGGGTCGGACACCTTGGCGTAGAAGTCGATCAGGCGCAGGCCGTCCGGAGCCAGGAACACGATGCCCTTGGTGGTCGTGGACACGGAGTTCGGACTGTTCGTGCCGGTCGCCACGTTGAGGCTGTTGAGACTGAGCGTCGCCAGCGTCGCGTCGCCGGTGATCTGGAAGATATTATCGACACCCTTGAAGACCATCAACCCCTGGACGATACCGCCCATCTGGTTGAACAGCGAGAGGCCCACGGCACAGGTCAGAGGGAGGTTATCGCCAAAGGTAATGATTGGTGTAAACGCATGCCCGTTGATGTCTACGCCACCGTTAGTCGTCTGGGTAGGCAGTAGTACATCAGAGAAAATCGCCGCCGGCTGCTGACCAGGGGGGTTGCAGAAGTAGTAGCAGCGCTGCCCAAAGTTCGCGACTCACTGTGGTGGACGGGGCAGCAGCACCGGCGGTGACCCAGTCCCGACAACGTTCTGCGCCGTCCATGTCAGCGCGTTCGGGTCGAGTGTCTCCAGGACCCCAAAGAAGGCACCGCCCGCGCCCGTGAACCCTGGGTGGGCCAGGATGATCTTGGTGCCGATCAGCGCCATGACCGGCGGGTTCCATGCCCCGGTCTGCAGCGGGCTGATGGGTGTGTTACCCGCCGTCACCCCTGAGATGGCGACGACAGCGTTGGCCACGATGTCGTAGCAAAACGGCTCGTCCTGGCCTGGATTACGGGTCGTGGCCACCATGCCGTAGGCCCGATTACCGACCACCAGGAGGACTGAGATGAAGGTGGCGCCGGCAAAGCCATGAGCCGCGAGGTCGATCAGCAGGTTGGAAGCCGGCCGGCACTGCCACAGGTCCTTGGTGCTGGGGTCGGGGATGAGGTTCTGCAGCGCCGCCATCGCGCCCGACATGGCTGTACTTGAGTCGAGCGTATCCATTGCCCCTTTGGGCGACCAGACCAGGGGCTTGGCATTGCGAAGGGCCACGTCACCAACCGATGGATTTCGTGTTAGGAAGCCGGTTCCAGTTGCTCTGGTTCCCGAACCGGCGACGGTCCAACTCCACGGTCTTGGCGCGGCCTTCTGGGTCGTCCTTCATGGTCAGGTAGCGACGCAGCAGGACACCAGCCCCTTGTGGGTTGCGCTGCTCGTTGTCGGTCAGGAAGTCCGCCGCGCGGGTGTCGTCCGCGAGCGCCATCATCTCGCCGGCCAGCCGCGTAATCAGGTACTGCTGGTAGGGGAACCACGGCACCACGGCGCTGGTCTCAGGCGTCGTGATGTCGGTCATCAGCGGGAAGTAGCGCACCGTCACCGGCACGCTGATTGACGGCGGCGGCCACACGAACATCTGCGGAGGCGACT